CGTAGTTAATCGCTACCCAGCCGCATTCCGCAAGCTAGCAGTAGCTTAATTTAATTGAGTGCCTAGGGTTGCTCCCGATCTTAGGCATCCATTAATGGGAGTAAGGAGATGACATGCCAAGTATAATTACAGCCACCGAGTTGCGATCTGTGCTTGGTGTGTCGTCTGCTTTATATAATGACACATATCTAGATGGCATAATAGACACTAGCGAAAACACTATTTTGCCAATGTTAGTTACATTTAAGAGCGCAGTTCAAAAAACAGTTTTACAAGATAATGTTGCCACATTTACAACAGTTGGCGTGCATGAATTTACCGAAGGCCAATCGGTAGTTATTGCTGGTTGCTTGAGTCCATATAACGGAACTCGCACAGTATTAGCAGATAATCTTGGCGACTATACTTTTTCAGCTAGTATTACAAACGCAGATATTATTGAAGCAAATGTCATTCCAAGCGGAAGTGCCACATTAACAGGCGCATCAACTTATGTTGGAAATCAATCAGTTAAATCAGCAGTTTTCATTTCAGTTGAAGTATTCCAATCAAGAGTTGCAGCAGGTGGACAAATTGAAGGCGTTGATTTTACAGCGACACCTTACAGAATGGGTCGCAGTTTATACTCACGCGTAATTGGAATTCTCGGGCCTTATGTAGATGTTGAAGGTATCTGTCAATAATGCCTAACCAAACAATCCTTGAACAGGTTCGCACACCTTTAGCAACTGCATTATCTAGCGTTGCCGGTAATGTTTATTCATTTGTGCCTGAAACAGTAATCCCGCCAGCTGTTGTAGTTGTGCCGGATTCACCATACCTAGAATTCGAAACAATCAGCAAATCAAACATTCGCGCTAAGGTCAATATGACCATCACAGTTGCAGTTGCCTATAATAGCAATCCTGCATCACTCGACAATATCGAGCAGTTAGTAATTAGTGTTCTGGCAGTTATTCCAGCAGGCTACATTGTCAGTTCGGTCGAAAGACCAACAGTCACACAAGTTGGAGCATCAACTCTGCTCATAGCAGATGTTAGAGTCAGCACCTATTACACGAGAACAATCTAAGGAGAAAAAATGTCAACAAGAATCATTACTGGGCGCGATGTGTCATTTACTCTAGACACAAAGGCTTACGATGCACAAACAACATCGGCAACACTTTCATGTGATACAACTATTGAAACCTATCAAACACTAGACGGCAATGCTTACAAATCCGTAAATGCTCAATGGACTTTTGAAATTGAACTTTTACAGGATTGGGGATCAGCAGCTGCGCAAGGTTCATTATTTGAAAACATGTGGACTAATGCCGAGCAGAATGCAAACACACCTGTTGCGGTTTCTTTCACAGCTGTAACTGGAGCAGTTTTTAGTTTCAATGTATTGCCAATATTCCCAACAGCTGGCGGAGCAGCCCCGGGAGCATTAACAGATACTTGGACATTAACAGTTATTGGAACACCAACCGAAAACTTCTCTTAATAAACAACTAGGGAGCAAACAATGAAGTTACCGATTACAATTGAATATAACTCAGGCGAGCAAGCCACTTATGTAGCTCAACCGCCTGAGTGGGCAAAATGGGAAAAGCAAACTGGTCATACCATAAGCCAAGCAAAAGAAAAACTTGGTATGTGGGATTTAATGTTTTTAGCATATAACGCACATAAGCGAGAAACAGCAGGAAAACCAGTAAAAGCTTTTGAAGTATGGATGGAAACAGTATCCGATGTAATAGTCGGTGATGCAAACCCAAAAGTCATCCAGCAGGAAGCCTAAGCAGATTATTGGTTGAGTTGGCAATAGCCACAAAAATTCCAATGAGTGAATGGGTTGATTCAGACGACATTTTGACAGCTATCGAAGTATTGGAGCAGAGGTATGGCAAGTGAAACAATCGCCTATAACAAAAAAGACCTACGCGACATTTACAAGGCTTTCAAACTTATGGATGACCAAGCTACTGATGAAGCACGCCGTCAATCTGCTGCTCTGGCGTATTTTGCATCTGAGGAAATTAAGCAAGCAGCTAGAACAAGAACAAAGGCTGGCAAGGTTGCGGAAAGAGTCGCGGATGGCGTCAGCATTAAGAAGTCAAGCAAGATTGGCGAATTCAGTTACGGATTCGCACGTCAAAAATTTTCAGGTGGTGCTACTACACAAACCCTATGGGGTGGCATTGAGTTTGGTTCAAATAAATTCAAACAGTTCCCTAGTTATTCGGGAAGGTCAGGTCGTGGATCTAGAGGATGGTTCATTTATCCAACCCTTCGCAGAATTCAGCCTGAATTGATTAACAAATGGGAAGAAAGTTTTAATCGCATTATTAAGGAATGGGTCTAATGGCTACTGGTAATCGCACATTAAAATTATCAATCCTTGCTGATGTTGATGATCTAAAAAAGAAGTTAGGCGATGCTGATAAAGCCGTTGAGGAAAACTCAAGCAAAATTGGTGAGTTTGGAAAGAAGGCTGCTGCTGCTTTTGCCGTAGCTGCTGCTGCTGCCGTTGCTTATGCTGGCAAATTAGCCGTTGATGGGGTCAAGGCTGCAATAGAGGATGAGCAGGCACAGTTAAGGTTAGCTGCTGCATTAAGAACCGCCACAGGGGCTACTGAAGGCCAAATAAGGGCAACTGAGGACTTTATCCTTCAGACATCTTTAGCAACAGGCGTAGCCGATGATCAATTGCGTCCAGCCATGCAAAGATTGGCAGTATCTACAAAAGATACAGGCGAGGCTCAAAGATTATTAGGACTTGCTTTAGATATCTCAAAAGGTCGTGGATTAGAACTTGAACAAGTTGCCAATGCTTTAGGTCGTGCTCAAGATGGTAATACTGCATCACTTGGCAGATTAGGACTTGGCTTATCAAAGACAGAATTAGCCACATTAAGTTTCACAGAGATTCAACAAAAATTATCTGATCTTTATGGTGGCGCAGCAGCTACAAATGCTGAAACATTTCAAGGAAAGATTGATCGCTTAAAAGTTGGATTTGATGAGGCTAAGGAAAGTTTAGGAACTGCATTATTGCCAGCAGTTGAGCAATTTATTACATTCTTAAATGATAAAGGCATTCCAACACTAAATGGATTTATTGCAGGCTTAACTGGCGATCAAGGATTAAGTGCTGGACTTGCCGAAACTCAAAGAGGTGCTGAGTCATTTGGTAGGGCTATTGGCGTCGTGGCTGGAATAGTTTCAGGATTTATTACATTCTTGCGTGAAGCAATTGGCTTAGTCGTATCTTTAGCAAATGAACTTATTAGAGTGGTTAATATAATTCCTGGAGTCAATATAGGATCAATAGCAAATCCTGCTCCATCAGCTAGAAGATCATCTTTACCATCAGTTCCAAGTGGTGGATCAAACTTTACTTATGGCGCAGGCAATCCAGCAGTTACTAACATTTATGTAAGTGCTATCGATGGAGAGGGTGCAGCAAGAGCCGTTGCAAAGGTAGTTAATGATTCAGCTGCTCGAAGCGTGCCATTATTTACTGGCAACGGAATTAGACTTCAATGAGTGTTTTTACACCAGACTGGAAATTAACTGTCGGTGGGGTCGATTATACTGACATAGCAATTAGCGATATTCAGCATCAATCTGGTCGCGATGATATTTATATCCAGCCAAGCCCATCTTATATTCAAATAACCTTAGTTGCCTTAAATGGTCAAACCTTACCTTTTGATATTAATGACAATTTAGATTTACAGGTCAAAGATAGTTCAGGATCTTATGTAAGCCTATTTGGTGGAGATATTACCGATGTGACTGTTGCTGTTGGAGCGACTGGTTCTATTGCCACAGTTGTTCAATACACACTTATTGCAATGGGTTCACTCGTCAAATTAGCCAAAGAAATTTGGAATGACAACATTTCTCAAGATGAGGATGGCAACCAAATCTATGAAATTCTATCTAGCGTATTGCTTGGAACTTGGAATGATGTTCCAGCAGCTTCCCAATGGTCAACTTATGATCCAACTGAAACTTGGGAAAATGCTCAAAATTTAGGACTTGGCGAAATAGATCAACCTGGTCTTTACACAATGACCGCTCAATCTCAAACAGTTAATACCATTTACAATGTTATTTCAGATATCGCAAACTCAGCATTTGGTTATATTTATGAAGCAAACAATGGCGACATTGGATACGCTGATGCAGACCATAGGCAAAATTATCTATTGACTAATGGTTATGTTGAACTAGATGCAGGTCATGCTTTAGGTGCTGGATTATCAACTGTCATGAGGTCATCAGATGTTAGAAACGACATATACATAAATTATGGCAACAATTACAATTCACAGGTTACAGCTACCGATGCCGCTTCAATTGCCTTATATGGCTACAAAGCCGAAAGTATAAATTCTAGGGTTCAAGGTGCTGTCGATGCTCAGGCTATTGCTGATCGCTATATTGCTCAAAGAGCCTACCCACAGCCAGCATTCCAATCGATTACCTTCCCAATAACAAACCCTGAAATCGATAATGGCGATCGTGATGATTTATTAGGCGTCTTTATGGGAATGCCAATTGATCTTAGAAACTTGCCAACCCAAATCTCAGGTGGGGCATTTCAAGGTTATGTTGAGGGCTGGTCATGGAGCACTCGGTTTAATGAACTGTTTCTCACAATCAATGTTTCACCGACCGCATTTAGTCAAGTGGCGATGCGTTGGAATACAACCCCAATAACTGAGGCTTGGAACACAATAGACCCAACATTGACTTGGGAGTACGCTACAATAGTAGCCTGATAGGAAAAGGATAAAATGGCAACCACTACTAATTACAGCTGGACAACACCAAACGACACAGATCTCGTCAAGGATGGTGCGGCAGCAATTCGCACACTTGGTTCATCTATTGATACAACTACCAAAGCACTAAATCCATCAACAACTCTTGGCGATATTGAATATCGTTCATCAACTGCAAACACAAACACAAGATTAGGAATTGGAACAACTGGACAGGTTTTAGCAGTAAGTGGGGGAGTTCCAGCATGGACAACACTAGCCTCAGCATTACCAGCAAGCGCAGTTGCGACAGTAGCGACTGATGAAGGCACTTCATCATCTTCTTACACAAATTTAACAACAAGTGGCCCTGCTGTAACATTAACTACTGGCACAAAAGTTTTGGTAATTATTAGTGCTTACGAATACCAAAGCACAAATGGTGGGCAAGCGAGAATGAGTTATGAGGTTTCAGGAGCAACAACGATTGCTGCTGGAGATACTACCGCACTAACTATAAGGCGAGGGGCAGATGATACAAATATTAGAGCTTCCTCTGTTTCGCGTATTACAGTTACGGCAGGTTCAAACACATTTACAGCAAAATACAGAACTACTGGCGTAGGAACAGCAAATTTTGTAGATAGAGAAATTTGCGCAATAGATTTGGGGTCTTAATATGGCAATTACATCAAAAGAAATTAATTTATTTCAATTGGATCAAGAATTAGGTGGTCAAGGTCTTTGTTATGATTTTAATGATCCTAAGAAAAAAATTATTATACCAGCAGATAATTCAACGATAACAGAATCTCAACTAGAGGCTGCTATTGCTGCTCATATTGCTAAACCTTCCGATGATGAAATTAGATTATTAAATCGTCAAGAAGGTATTGCAAAACTTAAAGAATTGGGCTTTACTGAAGATCAAATTTCAGCATTACTTAATGGCTAATGAAGCCTTGGTTATCTAAAGCTGCTGAAACTTTTAGGGATC